GGCGCGCTTGCCAGTGATCGCACCCGGCAGGCGGCCGAGCGCGCTTGCCCACCGCCCCCCGCGCCACGGGCTGCCGGCGAATACCTCGCCTAGCGCCGGGTGCTTCTGCGCCACGGCCAGGCCTCCGGGGTAGCCTGCGGCCTGCACTTCGGCCACCCAGCGCAGCCCATGCGCCCGCAACGTCATGTCTGACGATCCGCCGAGCTCTTCGCGCCGCGCGCGGTCTATCAGATCACCCAGCGGGGTGCGGGGCCCGCTCTGCCGGGCAGGTGAGCCGAGCAGGTGGGCGAGGCAGGCCTCGCCATCGCTGGCAGCCACGTCTGCCGGCTGGTCATCCCACAGCCACGAGAACCGGCCGAGCAGTTCCTCAGCTTCCATGTCGTTCGGCGCCGCGTCGCGCTGCATGCACCACGCGCCGGCGAGCAGGCTCCCGGCTTGGTCTGCCATGCGGGCGGCGAGGCCGCGCTCGGGGTCGCGCATCTTCCGCGCGAGGATGCCCAGCGTGTCGAGATACCGGGGAAGGCCGGCGATGATGCGCGACCACAACCCGGCCGCGCTGTCATCCGCCCAGGCCTCGAGCTTTGCCAGGTCGAGGAACCCGGCCGCGCGTTCGAGCGGCAGAAAGGTGATGCGTGAGCCGTCCTGCGCATGAAGCGGCGGCGGGTGGATCGATGCCCAGCACACGCACCCCACAGCCTCGAACGTGGTCACATCCGTTCCGCCATCGCCAGCCTGCACCGCGCGCAAGCCCGTCCCGCCCGAGAGCAGGCGCGCGAGCTCCACGAGCTGCTGAAGCCGGTTCGGTGCGCTCTCGCTGTCGTCGCCCTCGTCATAGAGCACCGGCGCCGCGCGGCCTGAGATCAGGCGGCGCAAGCCGGGCTCCGTCGAGCGGTTCACGTAGCTGACGGTTGGCAGCATCCGCGCCACGGCACCCAGGAGCGTCGTCTTGCCCGTGCCACCAGGCGCGAGCAGCCACAGATGCGGGCGCCACGGCACGGCATGGCCGAGGGCGGCGACGAACAGCCACCCGGCGAAGATTTCCGCCGCGTCGGGGTCTTGCCAGTTCCACGCACGCAGCCAGGCCACGAGCTGCCGGCCGAGCTCCTCGCCGCCCGGATCATCTGCCGGCGGGGTGACGGCGCCGGCGCGTGCATAGAATGCATCTTCGAGCACAAGGCCGGGCCTTCGCCACTTCGCGGCGCCGATCCTCAATTGATCGCCAGCGTGCACGAGCAGCCCGTCGCGCGTCGTCCACACGCCCACCCCGCGCTCGGCGAGGTGCGGAGGCAACACGCCCGCATCAGCCGCGCGCGCCATCAGCGCCGCGCCCAGCCTCTTCGCGTTGAACGGCACCGAATGCATGCCGGACCGCTCCGGCGGGCACTCGCGAAGAACCCAGGGCACTAGGCCTCCGAACAAGGACAGGATTTCAGCCCAGCTCGAGAAGGCGGAGGGGGCGAGCTCGCGCCGCTGCCCGTGAACGTCAATGAACACCGCCACATCGCCCCGCATGCCGAGGGCTGACACGGGGCAATCGAACCACGAGACGGGCCGCTCTTGGGGCGCGGTGCCATCGCCCAGCGTGACCCGCCGCCGCTTCCGCTTCCGCGCTTCGTCAAGGTCGATCGGCCCGCCTTCTGCGTCATCCGTCATGCCCGGCAACTCCCTGTCACGCATTGCCCATTTTGGGCATATCTTCCTGTTGCATCATATGCCCATGTTGGGCATAAAGAGGGGGCGCGGCGCTGATGTCGGGCACGAAACGAAAGGGCACCACGATGACGATCACGACGATGACGATCACCCTTCAGAAAACCCGCCGCGGCTGGTTCTGGCAGGTCGATGGCGAGGACGGGATGACGATCCGCGATGCCGACGCACCGCACGCCACCGCCGCCGCCGCCGCGCGCGAGGCCGAAGCCTTCATCACCACACGCGAGAAGGCCGGGCGCTAAGCCCGGCCACCACACACGAAACGAAAGGGCACCACGATGACGAAACAGTATCAGGCCGTGACGGATCGGATCGTTGCGATGATCGAGGCCGGCACGCGGCCATGGGCGCAGCCCTGGGGCGCGCCGGGATCGGGCGGTATCCGCCCCCTGCGCCATGACGGCACGCCCTACCGCGGCGCCAACGTCATCAACCTCTGGGCGGCTGCCCAGGTGCGCGGGTTCGATCAGCCGCGGTGGATGACGTTCAACCAGGCGAAGGACTATGGCGGCCACGTCATGAAGGGCGCCAAGGCCGAGCTCGCGTTCTATGTCGGCCAGGTGAAGCGCACGGAAGAGAACGCGAGCGGCGAGGAAGTCGAGCGCAACGTTTCCTTCCTCAAGTCCTACTGCGTGTTCAATGTGGCGGAGATCGCGGGCTTGCCGGCGGAGTTCTACGGCTTCAAGCGCGGCGAGCTGCTGGACCCCTCCGCCCGCATTCCGGCGGCTGATGCGTTCATCGCCAACACGGGCGCGGCCATCACCTGGGGCGGATCGCGGGCCTATTACCAGCCCGCAACAGATCGTATCGCGATGCCTCCCTTTGAGCAGTTCTCGGAAGCTGCCGGCTACTACGGCACCGCGCTGCACGAGCTCGCGCACTGGACCAAGGCGCCGCACCCGCTTGACCGTGACCTCGGCCGCAAGCGGTTTGGTGATGCCGGCTATGCCATGGAAGAGCTGGTTGCCGAGCTCGCGGCGGCCTTCCTCTGCTGTGATCTGGGCGTGACGCCCGAGCCGCGCGAGGATCACGCGGCCTATGTCGAGGGCTGGCTTTCGGTGCTGAAGAGCGACAACCGCGCGATCTTCTCCGCCGCATCCTATGCCGAGAAGGCCGCGGCCTACCTGCACGAGTGCCAGGCCGCGCCGGCCGCTGTCGCAGCGTGACGCATGCCCTAGGCGGAGGCCGCGGCCTCCGCCCTCGGCATGCGCCACGGTGGCGCAGGCTGCCCAGATCGGGCATAGTGTAAACCGCAACAGGGAGTGAGAGAGATGGCCAGCGAAGCTTACAGCGCGATTGTTGCCCACATGACCGCCAACGGGCTGAACGACGCGAACATGGTGGAGGAGTTCTTCCGCACCGAGACAGACGCACAACTTGTAGACGAGATGATCAAGGGCCACGGGCTTGACCGCGTGCTTGTTGACGATCGGCGGTCGTGGATGGCAGAGCACGGCGTCAGCCGCGCCGATCTCATCGACCTGATGGCGCTTTATCGCGATGCGTTCGCGGCAGAGCGGGCGGCATGACGCCCGACCGGCTTCTGGAATGCCTCGACATCCTGGGATGGTCCCAGCGCGCGCTGGCGGCGCGTCTGGGCTATCCGTCGCACACGAGCGTGAAGCAATGGGCGCAAGGCCGAGGCCGCGTCCCTGATGACGTGGCGCGCTGGCTCGAGACGCTGGCACGCCACCACGAACGGCACCCGGCGCCGCCACGGGGGTAATCACGCGGCCACCATCACGCGGGGGAGGTCGGGCACCTGCCGGCGCATGAACCGCTGCACCGCCTCGCCATGCGCCAGGTCATCGCAGATGATCGGCGCACGCTGCGCGCGGAGAAGGGCTTGTTTCTGGCTGGCGGTGCCGAGCGGCAGCACCCCGGCGGCCAGGCCGCGCAGCCAGGCCATGGGGCTCTGCACCAGGCGCAGCGGCGCATCTGGGTCAACCGTGCCGAGCGCGTCGGCGTCGGCCGTGAGCACCGCCCGCACGCGCGAAAGCGTGGCATCGCATGCCGCGATGTCGCGCACATCAGATCCCATGAGAGGCTCCGCCGCCGCGCCCAGGGCATCGCGCAGCGCCGCGGCCTCCGTCTCGCCCGGCTCGCCTTCCACCTGCCAGGCCGCCCAGCCGCGCACCGCCACGAGCCAGCGATGCGCCCGCACGGGCGCGGGCTTGTCGAGGTCGGGCGCAAGCTGGAAGAGCTCGCCTTGGTCGACCACGGGCGCGAGCGTCAGCACGCCATCGAGCAGCGCGAGCACCGAGGGGCTTGTCACGGTAGGGAACACGCGCGCGATGAGGTCGGCCGAATAGACGCGCCGCTGGTAGGCCTTCGCCGCCTGCCACACCGCCCCCGCGTCCATCAGCCACCCACCAGGCGCTTGCGATAGCGCTTCATCGCCGCGGGCACGTTCGGGTGTCGGAGGAACGTCAGCACGGCCTCATTCAGCGCCACGTCACATGGCGTGCAGATCGCTCGAAAGGCGCGATCATCAGCGCACACCTGCCACTGATGATCGGCCGGGCGCCCGCACCGCACGCACGGCACGCGGCTGATGCCGGCGGCCGTGTAGGGCTCGCGCCGCGGCCGCCGGTGCCACCCCGGCTTGCCCATCAGCCCTCGGCCTCGACCATTGCCGCCGCCCGCGGCCCATGCGCGCGCTCTAGGTCGGCGAGCGCGTTGGCGAGCTGCAAGGCGCACACGAGCTCGGTCTGAACCGCGGCGACCGAGCCATATGCACGGAGCGACGCGGCCAGGCGGCCCAGCCGCTTTGCCACCGTGGCCTGTTCCTCGCTGATGACCTTCGAGAGACTGTCGGGCGTGATGTCCACGAGGGCGCCGCTGGCATCGAACAGGCAGCGCACCACCACCGCGGTCGCGCCGCCGCGAACGGTTGCGTCCATCTCCGCCCGCTGCCCGGCGATCGGCACCAGCGCCGGCGCGGTCATGCCCGCCGCCGCGTCGGCTGCGCGGGCAGGCCGAGCGCGACGGCCTTGGCCTCGATGGCGCGGCGCGTGCGGCCAGGGAGGGCCGCATAGGCGGCATTCATCCCGCCGCGCTGCCAGGCCTGCACCAACGCTTCAATTTCGGCCTTGCGCCAGTGGGGCTTGGCATCGCGCGGCGGCTCGCCCGTCACCGCGGCATGCGCCGAGAACCAGACGAGAAGCTCCATCAGCCCCGTCTCGCGGTTCCGCCGCTGCGCCGTGCGCCAGCCGCCCCGCGGGATGGACGACAGCGGCACCGGCGTGCCGTCACGCTCCACCCACCGCATTTGCCCGCCGATCTCGCGCGCCTCGGCCACCACATGCCAGGTCGGGCCGCTCACAGCCGCCCCTCCGAAAAGGCGCCCCCGGCCGTTCGTTCGGCGGCCGAGGGCGAGTTCAGGGAGGAAACGTCCAAGACCACACGGGCGAGGAATGCCCGTGGCGCCAGCCGAGAGCTGGCCTGTGTGCGCCGCCTGCGGGCCAGCAGGGCGGCGGCATCGGGGGAAGCGTGCTCCGGCGCCCGCGCCAGCGCGTCGCGATACCGCGCCAGCACCGTCTCGGCCGCGGCCTCGATAAGGTCGCGGAACACAGGCGAGGAGGAAAAAGGGCCGGCGGCGCTGGCGGGCGAGTGGCCAGTAGGTGCCGCCGGGGCGCGATCGACGGCGTGGGCGCGCCGGATCGCTGCACGGGGTTTCGTCATGCCGCCACCTCGGCCGAGGCTTCGGCCGGCGGGGATGGCGGGCGGTAACTGTCCATGAAGGTTTCGGCCCTAGTGATCAGGGCGAGGGTCGCCTTGCCCTGCCGCAGCCGGCCGATGAACTTGTGATCGCCCACCGCGGCCAGGCCGAAGCGGCGCTCGGTCATGTCATGCGCGGCGCAGAAGCGCTCGATGCGGGTGAGCAGGATGTCGCGAACCGTCATGCCCTCTGTTGTGGGGTATCTTTCTCCCATCGCGCAAGAGGAAACTTCACCCGTGCATCCACCGGGGGCCGGGAGCATTTTCTCCCTGATGAACGCCGTGGCCGCCCTGTTCGAGGCCGCACGTCAGCGGCTTGAACTATCCGAGCATGAAGCGTGCGCGCGCGCCGGGGTGAACTCGTCGGCGCTCAAGAACCTGCGCAGCGGCAAGGCTCAATATCCGCGCCTCGATACTGCCGCGCGACTGTGCGCGGTTCTGCACATCCCACCGGCGCTTGCCTTTGCGGCGGCTTTTGACCGCGCGGTGAGCCCTGATGAACTGACCATCAGCGAGCTTTACGCGCGCTTGTCACCCGAGCATCGGTCGCAACTTTTGCAGATGGCCGAGACGATGGTGAGGGCCGAGCAGGCCCCGCCCCTGCCACCGCCCGATCTGCGACCGGCCGCCGCGCGCCACCAGGCCGCACCGCCACCCTTGCGCCGGCCCCGGTTCACGCTGCATGAGGAGTGAGGCGGCGGATAGGGGGCGAGCGATGAACCTGCGATGGAGCATTCCGGCCGGCATCTGGGGCACCATCCTTGCGGTGGCGCTGCTGGCGACGGTGGCGGATCAGTATCGCCCCATCTCGCTGCTCGTGCGCGCCGCCGCCGTTGCGTTGACCGACCCCGTGCTGCTCGTGCTGGCCCTCGTGGCCGGGTTCGTCGCGCGAGACGCGCGCGCCTTCATCGCCCTGAGCCTGCTCGCCGTGCTGGCCGCCGCCACGGCCGAAGCGCTGCTGCACCCAGTCGATCCGTGGGGCTATTCCCTGGCCCCGCAATTCGTCGCCGGCCTGGGCTTGGCGTCGATCACCTGGGCCATGCGGCCGAGGCCCCTATCGGCCGGGTGAAATTTACCTTGTGACACCCTATCGCATGGGGTAACTTTCTCCCGTCATCAACGGCGGGAGGTTCCCATGCATTCGCGAGACGACGACATCGCCAGCCCCTGGCTGGTCGGCGCCACCGTGCTGGTTCTCAGCACGCTCGGCGCGATCGGCACCTTCGCCATGATCTGGGCCGTCTGGATCATCGCCGTGGCCCTGGGGGTGGCGTGATGCGAGAGGCTGCTGACAGCGTGCCGCTGCCCCGCTCGCTTCGCGAGCGTCCAGCGTCCGACGCTGCCGCGCTTGAAGCGCAACGCGCCCGTGAAGCGGCGCGCCTGTCCGTGGCCGCTGAAGCGTGGGTGAAGGCCTATCAGCCGGGGCCCGCCGCGACGCCTTCCGTCACGCGTGCGACGAAAGCGGCGGTGATCGCGTGGCTGCGCACGTTCCACCCGCACGATCTGCTGGCGCCGCACGGATGCGCCGACATGCTCGAGCGCGAACAGGGCGAGGGCGGCTCGTGAGCACCCATCCCTTCCCCGGCGGGGACGAGCGCGGGGCGCCGCTGCCCGTCATCAACCATGGCCAGATTGCCGCCGCGATCGTGGCGACGCAGGCCGAGATCGAGCGGCTCGAAACCGTCGAGTGCACGGCCTGCCAGGCGCGCGCCGCCACCTTGGCGCGCCGGCGCGAGGAGCTCGCCGACCTCGCGCGCCAGGCTGACGAGCTCGCCGCGCGCCGCGCCCGCGCCGCTGCGCTGTTCGCGGGTGCGCCATGACAGCGCGACCGATCATCTTCAGCGCGCCGATGGTCCGCGCGATCCTCGACGGCCGGAAGACGCAGACGCGGCGGATCGTCCGACTGCCGAAGTGGGCAACCGAGATCGACGAGATCGGCGATGACGGCTACACGATGTGGTGCGTCGCCCGCGACAGCGGGTGCCTTTCGCCCGCACTCCCGCAATACCTCCCGACCGACACGCTCTGGGTGCGCGAGGCGTTCGTCGGCGCGCGAGGGTATGACGATTATCCACCGCGCGACTTTGGCAACAAGCCGATCTGGTACTGCGCCGACGGCGAGCCGGATCGCGAAAAGTGGTGGCACCTTTCAGACCGCAAGCGCCCCTCCATCCACATGCCGAGGTGGGCCAGCCGCATCACCCTCCGCGTGACCGGCGTGCGCGTCGAGCGGTTGCAGGCCATCAGCGAGCAGGATGCCATCGCCGAGGGCGTGCTGGTCGGGCAACTGCCCGGGTGTTTCCACTCAGGCATCGGCCGGCTCGATGTCGAGTGGCGCAGCACCGCGACGCACGCATTCGAGCATCTATGGGAAAGCATCAACGGCCCCGGCGCATGGGACGCGAACCCCTGGGTGGTCGCGATCAGCTTCGAGCGCCCCCATGCCTGAGCGGCCCCTCACGCTTGCCCAGGCCTGCGCCGAGCTTCAGGTGAGCGAGCGGTGGCTTCGCCAGCACCTGCGGGATCATCCCGCATACGCGGGCGGGCCTACCCACCGCCGGGCAGGCCGGCGCATCATCTTCACCGAGGGTGACTTCACCCGGCTGTTGGAGAGCTTCACATGCCCCTTTACCTCTGGCGCCGCAAAGGGCCTGACGGTCGCGCCGCCGGCGCCTACTACATCCGCGGCACGGCCTATCGGGGCGGCCCAGGCATCAACGAAAGCACGGGCCTTGCTGACCGTGCGCTCGCCCGCCTCCGCCTCAAGGAACGCGAGCGTGAGCTCGTCCAGCGTGGTTCCCTTCCGGCGGCACAGTGGGTGACGTTTCAGGAAGCGCTCGCCGCCTTCCTCGAGATGAACCCGCCCGAGAAGCCGGGCGAGCGGCGGCGGCTGGCCCGGCTGCTCGATGCGTTCGAGAACACGCTCGTGAGCGCGATCGGCCAGGCGAGCATCGATGATGCCTGCCGCCGGCTGCTCCGCCCGGGCGCGGCGCCGGCCACCAGGCTGCGCGAGGTCATCACCCCGATGACGAGCGTTCTCCGTTTCGCATCCCGCCGCGGCTGGTGCCCCGCGCCGGATTTCGAGCGGCCGCGGCAGGGGCCGGGCCGCACGCGATGGCTCACCCCGGCCGAGTTCGCGGCGCTGCACCAGGCCGCCGCGCCGCATCTTCAGCCGCTGCTCACGTTCCTCGCCTGCACCGGCGCCCGGCTGTCCGAGGCGCTCGAGCTCGAATGGTCGGCCGTCGATCTTGGCCGGGCGCGCGCGGTGTTCCACGTCACCAAGGGAGGCAGGCCGCGGCTGGCCGAGATGCCGCCCGCCGCCGTGGCCGCGCTTGCCGCCCTGCCGCATCGCGAGGGCCGGGTTTTCCTGCACCCGCACAAGTGGCGCGAGGGCGTCATGGAGCCCTACAGGGACACGGGGCGGGATGGTGGCGGGCAGATACGGACGGGCTTCATGGCCGCGGTGCGCCGCGCCGGCATTGCCCGCTGCACGCCGCACGATCTGCGCCACACCTGGGCGAGCTGGCATTACCACCTGCACCGCGACCCCATGAAGCTTCAGGCCGATGGCGGATGGCAGAGCTTGGCGATGGTGAGCCGCTACGCGCACCTCGCTATGGGGGACTTCACTGACGGCATCCGCCAGGCATGGGGCCTGCCGGAGCGCGAGGAACAGAGGAGGGGGGTGGCGTGATGAACACGCATTGTTCGCACGGCGTCAGCTTCCGCGATGCCTGCCCGGATTGCGATCGCGTGTGGCACGACGCAATGGTTCGCATCCTGCATCGAGACGCCGCTCGCCTTGGGTTCCGCGTTGTTCCCTTGGCTGATGACGAGCGAGTGGCGAAGCGCGGTGCAGCAGCGGTGGAGCCCGGCGGCGAAGCGCCGAAAACCCAGGACTAAGGCCGGCTTCCTGCCGCTGCCGTCGCCCTTGGTAAGGGAGAGGTCCGGAGTTCAATCCTCCGCGGCAGCACCATCAACCCCTTGATTTCATTGCAGCCGCTTCGTGAGGTCAGATCCTCACGCGGCACACGGCGGCACCCCGGGGCCGGAACGCGGCACGAACAGCGGTGGAATGGCGGTGGAGCGCGTTCCGCTGATGTTCTAGGGCGCGTCGGGGTCGGGCGCGAGGATCACGCCCACCGTGGCGCCGGCGGCGGTCAGGATTGCGATGGCGTCGGGATCGTTCGACCACACCCACCACCGGCTTTCCCAGCGCCGCCGCACCTGCGGCCCGGCGGCGGCCAGCACGGCTTCGGCCGCATTGTCGAGGCCGGCGGCGATGAGCCTGTCCACGATCGTGCCCCGCAACACGCGATGCGGCGGCGGTTCGGGCTCGGTCCAGCCGGCCCCGTTCCACGCTGCCCGTGCATCCGCCGGCGGGCTGGGCACCTCGACCGCGCCAGGCGGCACCGTGGTGCCCGCGCCGAACGCGCCGAGATAGGCCACGCCAAGGCGATAGTGGCGGATCACGCGAACCTCACGGCGGTGATCCTGAATGCCCACCGGGCAGGGGTGAGGATCGTATCGGCCCCGGTGGCAGCGTCGAGGATTTGCAGGAACCCACCGGCGTTGCCCCAGCGGCCAATGATTTCGGTGGTTGACTTGCGAACCGCCACCCCGACGCCGCCGGCTTGATTGTCGGCATCGGAGAACGCGTTGTATTCCACGACTTGGCCCGGGGTGTAGCCGGCATCTGCGGTGATGCATTCGATCTCGCCGAACAGGGCCGAGGGGACGCCGCCGAGGCCATGCGTGAAGGTGAAGGGGCCACCCAGAACCGGCGTGATGTTGGGCGACTGCCAGCGCAGCACCTGCGCCGCCGCCGTGCCGTTGATGAAGTAGCCCGTGGCGTTGATCGTGCCGGTGCCCTGGAAGCCCCCCGTCGCGCCGCCAAGCACGAGCCCGTTGCGGATCGCCAGCGCCTGGGTGAGCGCGCCGGCCAGCCGCACGAGGGCCACGAGCTCGCCTTCCGCCACCGCCGCCGCCGGGTTGCGCAGAAGCCCCCGCAGAACCGCGAAGCTGCGGAACGTGCTGGCGTCATCCCGCCCGGCAATGGTGATGTCCATGAGCTCGTCATTCGCCGCCGGTGTGGGCGACTGGCGATGCAGCAGCAGGCCAGCCGCGGCGGCCCCGTCATCGGTCGAGCGGAGCTCGAGCAGCGTGCCCGCCGCCGTGGCGGCGATCGTCTGGTTGGCCGTGAAGGTCTGCGCCGTGTCGCGCCGCGCGAAGGCCGTGAGGTCTGGCGCCGAGGTCGGCACATTCAGAAGCCGGAACCGCCCGCCGCCGCCGGTTTCGTAGACGACGCTGATCACCGCCCCGGCGGCCGGAATGTCGCCCGCCGCCAGCGCAACCGTGCCGTTGCCCTTGGTGATGGGTCGCGCGCCCAGCGCGTTGACGGCAAGCGTCGCCGCGCCGGTGTTGGCGCCTTGCGCAAGGAAGATGAACCGCTGCCCGTTGGCATAGGCGGCCGGCGCGCCGGCAACGGTGATGGCCTGCGCGTTGGCGGTGCCCGTGGCCGTGCCGCCCCACCAGTAGGCCTCGGCCACGCCAGGCCCTGCCGGCTGGCTCGCGGTCATGCTGATGGCGCCAGCACCGTCGAAGGTGAGGAACTTGCCCGCGCGCACCGACGCTTCCGGGAGCAGGCCGGAGAATGCCTCCGTGACCGGCACGGTGATGCTGCGCCCCTGGTCGCGCGCGGCCTGCTGCAGCAGCGCGAACAACCGGTCGAGCTCGGTGTTCAAGGCGGCGATATTGAGGACCGGGCCCGAGGGAAAGTCGGTCACCCGTTCGGCCTTGGTGCGCCGCTCGATCAGCACCACGGCGCTGCTGACGGCCGCGCCCAGCGTGATCGTGCCGCTCTGGAACCCGCCTTCGGCTGCCAGGCCGGAGACGGAGAATTGCAGCGATCCCACCGGCGTGCTGCTCAACGCAGCGGCGGCGCCGTTGACCCACACGGCCAAGTCAGCCGCGGCGAAGAACGGGAACGGCACGGCAAATCCCGTCTGCGGCGTGCCGCCCACGGCATACTCGATGCGCGGGGTGATATCGGGGATGATGACATGCGCCATGGCGCCGCTCCTCTACTGCTCGGGGCCGAGCGCGGCGGCGGCGGCCGGCGCGCGGGAAGGGGATGCCTCGCCAGGCCGCCACCAAAACTCCTGGCCGTAATCGCGGCGGGCGTTGTTCTCGATGCGGCGGAACTTGCGGGCATAGTCTGGGTCGAGCATCTCTTGCAGCCGATCCCACATCAGCCGGTCGAGCGCGAGCCGGGCATACCAGAGAGAGGTGCCCGGCGTGTTCATTCGCGCGAAACGGGCGAGCTCGCCGCCGAAGTTGGTGTCTTTGCTCTCGGCCAGCCCCTGGATGTTGCCGCCGGTGACGCGCGCCAGGTCGTCGACCAAGCCCGCCATCGGCCCGCCGATCGCCGTCATGTAGAACCCGCGATCGGCCCGCGTGAGGCCCGAATAGAGGAAGTCGCCGAAGATGCCCGCGCCGCCGCCCTGGGCGAACGCGGCGCCCCAGAACGCGGGCTGCGTCATGTCGCGCGGGTCGCGTCCGTTGGCGAGCTGCTTCAGTTGCATCGCCAGCGCGCCCATGACCGTCAGGCTCACGGCCAGGCCCACGAGATACTTGCCCTTGTCGCCGCCCCGGTAGCCTTCGATCCCGCGCATGAGATGCGTCGTCATCATCGTGACCGGGAAGGTCTTGAGCTGCGCGGTCGATCGCCAGAACTCGCCTACCAGCGTGCCGGCCTGCGTCTTGCCCATGATGAGTGCCCGCTCGCGCGCCCCGGGCTTGGGGATGGCGAAGTCGCTCTCGATGTTCACCCACTGCATCAGCCGTGCCGCGGCGTCAGCCTCGCGTCGGCCGAGCTTGGCGATGCTCTCGGGGTGGATCACGCGGCCGATGCCGCCGCCCGGGTCGAAGGCCGGCGCGGCGCGGATGATGTTCCAATCGTCGGCGCTGATGCCGTTGCGCGCCATGCCGCGGCGGAATTCGGGGCGGAGCTGGTCGAACGTCTTGCCGGCATCGTCGGCCAGGCCGCCGAGAAGCTCCACCTGAAACGCCCAGGTGCCGGCATCCGTGTGCACGTTGAGGCCCGAGGCCCGCAGCACTGTGTCGGCGGTGCGGCTGCCCAGGCCGGCGCCCACGATGTCGGCCTGATGCCGCTGCGAGGCCGCCGCCACGCGCGCCCAACCCTCGGCGATCAGCCCGGTGCGAACCGCCGCCGCGCGCGCCTCGCCGCTGGTCAACATCTGCATGTAGCGGCGCATGACATCGCTGGCGGGAATGCCGTTCCACGCTGCTGTCATGCGCAGCGTGCCGAAGTCGGTCACGGCCGAAAGCGTGGCCGAGCCGAGCTTCGCCGCCGTGATGAAGGCGCGCGTCTCGCGCATGAACCCGGCCGCTGCGCGGTTGACCGCGCCGGTGCTGGCCCCGCTCACCGTGTCCCACAGCGCCTCGAGGCGATAGGCCTTGCTGTCGCCGATGCCGGCCTTCCGCGCGGTGTCGATCACCACCTGCGCTTGATGATGCGCCGAAGGGCCGAGCACCTCGAGCATGCCGATGTCGCGGGCGATGCCGTCGAGGTGCTGGGTGAGCAGCCCATAAATGCCGATGCCGTCGCCCGCGCCGAAGCGCTCGTTCGCCTCGAGCCAGGCCTCGGCCGAGGTCCACTCGAACGCGCGGCGCTCCTCCCGGCTGTTGGCCAGCCGCCCGGCCTGCACGCGGCCGGGGATCAGATCCGATAGACCATCGGTGGTAATGCGGTCATAGGCGTTGCTGATGATCTCGGCCGTGCGCAGCGGGTCCAGCGCCTCGCCGGTTTTCCAGTCCACCACGCGCAGCTTGCCCGCGGCCACGAGGTCATGCAGCGCATCGGAGAACTGCGCGCGGGTGAGCGTGCTCACGCGGTCCTTGTCCCAGACCTGGGGCAGCCGCCAGTCATCGCGCTTCCATGTCCGCCCCCCGCCATCGACCCAGCGCTTGCGCGCATACTCGGCCGCATCGGTGAACCCGCGCGCCGCGGCTGCCGCCACCCCGTCGCCGGACGGCTCGCCGTAGAGCTCGCGCACCATGTTGCGCAGCCCCATCGTGTCGCGGGTGAGGCCGAGGGTCTTGCTGCGGTAGGCGTCGAGGAAATCCACCACCTTGCCATGCAGGATCGCCAGCACCGCGCGGTGCCGGCCCTCGACGGAGGAGCCCGCCGCGGCGGCATCCGTCACGGCGTCGGCGTTCATGTCGCGGGCGAAGATCGCCGCTGCACCGGCATAGGCACCACGCGGATGGTTCTCGATGCGGTCCATGAGCTCGGCGTGGCGCAACACCTGAAGCGCGTTCTGCCGCTTGCGCAGCCGCGCCTCCTCCTTCATCTCGGCCGCGACACGCGCCAGCGCCTCGGCCTCGTCCTTCGGCACCTTCGCGCCGTTCTCCGCCTCGAGGTCGCGCACCCGGCGGAGGATGTCCTCCGCCTGCTCACGCTTCAGCGTGCCGCCTTCCACGCGATCATTCAGGCACTTCTCAAGCCGCCGATCGGCGCTCATGTCGCGGCCCCCGCTGTCATGCCGAGCAGGCAGGCCGCCGCCTCGGCCGCCACCGTCTCGGCCTCGTCCGCTTCGTCAAGCAGTTGCCGGGCCGGAACCATGCGCGTGGTTCCGTCCGCGTTCTGCACCGGCACCAGGCGGTCATCCGCCGCCGCCGCGCGCTGCGCATCGAGGAACAGGCTGCGGTCAACGTCCGCTTCCGGCGCGCGCACGGCATCGGCCTCGGCCGCCGCGCGCGCGGCCCTGACGTTCGGCGCCACCTCCGGCGCCGGCGGCGCCTCTGCCCGCGGCGCCGGAACCGGCGCGCCGAACATGTCGCGTTGCTGGGTGGCGATGGCGGCCTCGGCATACTGGCCAAGCCGCTCGGCCACGGTCGCGCGGCCTGCCGCGCCGCGGAACTGCGGCTCGCGAAAGAACGTCGCGAGGAAGCCGAGCGCCACGTCCGACAGGCCATCATCGAACATGCCGCCATTGGCCACATAGTCGGCCACGGCCACGCCGCGCGCGCGGGCCGTCTCCACCGTCCGCACCGCCTGCACCAGCTCGGCCGTGCGGTCGCTGCCAGGCGCGAGCACGCCCTCGGCGTCGAGCGCACGCATCTGCGCCCACAACGGCGCCACGTCCTCGAGTGCGCCGCCGATCGCCTTGATGTCGGTGTCGGGGTTCTCGAGCAGCTTCTCGGTGATTCGCGGATCGTCGCCATAGGCGCGGGCGAGGATCGCCGCGCGCATGCGCCGCGCCCCTTCGATCGAGAGCGTGCCGTCCGTGGTCGCCAGCGCCCGGCGCTCGGAGCTCGGCACCTGGGCGACGAAGGCGCGCACGAAGTCGAGGTTTTCCACCTTGCCGATGTCGCCGCCCTTGTGCAGCCCGATGATGGCATCCAGCCGCCGCGCGTCGATCGTGGCCTGCTCGGCCACGCCCATGCGCGCCACCGCCGGCGCGTTGGCCTCTTCCGCCATGGCCGCACGCTCGGCCGGGGTGAGCGCCGTCTCGCGCCGGGCCACGAGCACCGGCTCGCGATAGCGCGACAGGTCGAAACCCTGGCTTTCCAGCCAGGCGCGGTAAGCCTGCCAGCGGTCGGGCACCTCGGCGCGGGCGAGAAGCATGGCCATCACCCGGCCATTGCCGCTTTCCACCACGTTGTCGGGCCCGACGATCGGCGCGCCCGTGCCGGCCTCGGCCGAGCGGCCAAGCAGCTCGGGGTTGAGGCCTCGCGCACGCTCGCGCGTCTCCGCGACATAGGCGGGCGAGGAACGGTCACGCGGCTGCAACCCCTCGCCATGCGGATAGGACGCATTCAGCCGCCCATCGGGCGCGTGCGAGGGGATCAGGTCATCAAGCTCGGCGAGCTCATAGCGCACTTCGATTGCCCGCCCCGCCGGGGTGAACACGCGCGCGCCTTCGGTCGGCGGCGGCGGGCGGCCGGCATAGACCACCGGCTCCGGCTCGGGCGCGCGGGGCACGGGCGGCGGTGGGTTCTCCACCTGCGGCAGCCGCCCCGCTGCCACATCGGCCATGGCGCGGTCCATTGCCGGGCCGTGCGCGGCGGCGGTGGCAAGGCCGCCGGGGTTGCCGGCCTCGTGCATTTCCACCGCCCGCGCCGCGCCGGCGGTGGCAGGGTCGCGGCCGGTCAGTGCGCGGAAGCCCTCGAGGATGCCGCGAAGCCCGCCGCCGAGGATCGCCGCGCCGCCGGCGGCAAGCGCGATGTCGCTGAAGGGGTCGGGCGTGATGCCTGCCGCCTGCTGCGCCGGGCGGTTGAGCGTGGTGGTCACGGCCTGCGCCGCGCCGCCGATGGCGCCCTCGATCAGCGCCGTCTTGCCCAGCCGGGCGAGCAGCCCGCCGGCCAGCACCGAGGGCGCGCCGATCGGCAGGGTGGCGAGCTGCACCGGGTCGGTCACGATCGCGGCGGCCATGCGCGCGGCGAAGCCCGCCACCTCGGCGCCGACGCCCTCCGAGGCAGCGGCGGCGCGGGCGGCGTCATCCTGCGCCCGCCGGGCACGGGCGCGCGCGCCCTCCTCGATGTCGAACGGGTCGGGGAACTCCTCGGCGAACTCGGGCGAGCGCTCGCGCGCCTGCCGGGCCGCCTCGCGCCAGGCTGCCACCGCTTCGTCACGCGACAGGCGCCGCGCACGCCCCTGCATCAGGACATCAGGAATGCCGGCGTCCTGCGAGACGCTGGGCAGGGAGAACGGATTTTCGGGTGGGGCGATACCGGCGCGGCGGAAGGCCTCCCCAGCGGCTTCGTAGGCCCGATATGGGGCCAATTCCGTCAGCCCCCACCAGCCGCGCAGCTTCTGCGCCTCCCAGTCGGCCGCCATGCGCTCCTGCCAGCCGACCGGAACCTCGGCGAGCGGCACATCAGGAACGGGTGAACGGCGGTCGCCGTGCAGGTCGAGCAGCATCAGGGCTCGCCCTCGTCAAACCCCTCGATGCGGCGCGCGCCGGTGGGGAACACGCGGCGGGCGGGCGCCTCTTGGGCGGGCGGCACGGGCGGGGCTGGCCGCTCGGCCACGGGGCGGAGGTCGAGCACCAGCGCGCGGCCGGCTTCGTCCAGCACCGTGCCGGTGGCGAAGGTGATGGTCACAAGCCCGTCGCCCACGCTGGTGAGCCGGCCATGGCGGCGCACCATGTCGGCGGTGATGGGCTCGCCTCGCAGCGTGCGCGCGCCGGGCAAGTCGGCATCGGTCAGGCGCTCCATGGTCTGGCCGAACTCGCCCTGGCTCATGCCGAAGCGCGGCGGCAGAAGGTCTTGCCCGTTCCACCGCACGGGTTCGCCCGTCACCGCGCGCACGGCCTCGCGGAAGCGCCCGGCGTCGAAGGGCTGGCCGTCCTTGCCGCTGCGGGCGGCACGCTCGGCATAAAGGGCCTCGGCTGCCTCGCGGATCATCGCCACCGTCTCGGGCTGCGCGCCGGCAAGCGCCGTGCCGAGCAGGCTGTTCATTTCGGCCAGGCGCTGCTGGCTGGTGCCGATCTGCGGCTTCGTCTCGCGGATGCGGGCCGCGCCGGCCAGCACCTCCCGCGACAAGCCAGGGTCGCGGGTCGAGAGGGCGGCGGCAGCGGTGAAGGCCCGCGCACCGTCACCCGTCGCGAGCTGGCCGAGAACCGAGCGCAGCGCGGCAGGATCGAGGCCGCGCGCCAGCGTGCCGATCATCGCCGCTTGCTGGTCCAGCGTGCCATCGGCGGCCACGGCCTTCAGGCCTTGCAGTTCGCGCGTGGTGAGCGGCGGCACCGGCACGCCTTCGATCGCTGCCAGGCGCCGCGCCTGCCCAACGCGCGCCCGCAGGCCTTCCGCCGCATTCGGGCTTGCCCAGTCGAGCGGGGCGAGGGGCCCAACGGTGCGCTCATGCACCCGGGCGGAGAACCCGAGGGGATCTGATGCGAGGCCGCGCGTCTTGGCTTCCACCATCCGGCGATAGCCTTGCGCCAGCTCGGCCGAGAGGCCATCAGCCCCCTCGCCGCGGGCGGCCTCGTCGGCTGCCACGGCGCGGGCCTGAAGCTCGGGGAGGGAGAGGCCGGCGGCGGCGGTCAAGGTGCCCTGCACCTGCTCGAGCCGATCGAGCCGGGCGGCAAGCCGCGTCTCGCCCAGCGCGGTGGCGCGCCGGTGCAGCGCCCGCAGCGCATCGGGCTGCATCTCATAGCCGGCCGAGAGGCGGCGCGTGGCGTCGTCCACATCGACGCGCAATTCCTCGCGGTCAGCCTGAAGCAGCCCCTGGTCGCGGCGGATGTCGGCCGCGGCCTGCGCCATGATCCGCCCGCGCCGCTGCTCCGACAGGCCGGGGATGGCCAGAAGGTCGGCCTCGAGGCGGGCAAGCGCGCCCTGGGGCCCATCGGCCGCGCCGTAGAACTCGCGAAGGTTGGCGGCGTAGCGGCGTGCGGCCGCGCTGACCGTGCCGCGCTCGACATTGCCCTGCCCGCCATTGTAGGCCATCAGGGCCTTCTCGATGTCGCCGCCATTGGCGTCGATCAGCGCCTTCAGGTAGCGCGCACCGAAGCGAAGGTTCACCTCCGGGTTGTCGAGCCATCCGGCCTCGGCCGGTGCCAGGCCGAAGCCGGGGCGCGCGGCCGTTTCGGGCCGGATTTGCATCAGCCCGATCTCGCCCACCGCGCCGCGCGCATCCGCGCGGAAGCCGCTTTCCTGCCGCACCACGGCGGCCAGCAGCGCGGGCGGCAGGCCCACTTCGCCCGCTACTGTCTCGATGGTGCCGCGCAAGGCCTCCGGCACATCGGCCGGCATGGCCACGGCCTCACCGGCGGGGCGGCGCGCATCGCGCACGCGGGCGGAGGCGATGGCGCGCGCCTCGCCCTCGCCGGCGGCCTCGTCACGGAACAGCCGCTCGCTGCCCTCGTCAATCAGCCGCGCCTCGCGCCCCCGGCGCAGGTGCTGGTCATACCGCGCCACCGCGGCGGCATAGGTCGGCGTGCCGATCTGCTCGAGCTCGGCCAGCCGGCCGAGCTCGTCACGCAACACGTTCGCTTCGCGCTGCCAGGTGTCACGCGCTAGGCCTTCCTGGCTGGATCGCCACCGCTCGGCCGCGCCGGCTTCGATCTCGGCGCCATACTGGCGAAGCCGGCTTTCGGCTTCGCCGCGGATCGTCTCATGGAACTGCGGCGCAGCCTCGGCCAGTGCACGGCCCCAGGCCGCGCGGAAGGCCGCCGGGTCGCCGCCGCTGGCGCCCAGCATGTCGGTGGCGCGCACGCGCCAATCGGCGAGAAGCTCGCCGAAATAGCGCTGTTGCAGCGCGGCGTTGAAGGCGCGGTTCGCGGCGGTGTCGTTGGCGCGCAGCGGCGGCGGCTCGAGCGTGCCGTCCGCTGCCCGCACCGGCGCGTTCTGGCCTTCCTGCTGCGCCTCGGCCACGGCCTCGCGTTCCTCGGCTGCGAATTGCCGGCGGCTCTCGTCACCCAGCGCCGCGCCAGCGTTGGCGAAGCCGCGCGAGGCCTGAATGAACCCCTCGCCGCCGGGGATGGAAACCACCCCAGGGATGGTGATCCCGACGCTGCGGCCGGCGGTGCGCGGAAGCTGGGCCATCAGCTTGCCTTGACCAGCGGCTGCAACGCCCGCGCGCCCGAAAGCAGCCCGCCGGCGGCGGCGCCGATGCCACCCACGAGGGCGCCGGTGCCGCGCGCGCTCGCCGCCTGCCCGGCCAGCCCGTAGCGTGCGGCGGCCGAGCCCTGGTTGATGCGGATGTTCTCGATGTCGGCCTCGGCGTCGGCGAAGGTCTGGTCACGGATCGTGTTGCCGGTCGGGCTGAACAGGTCCACCCCACGGCCGCCGCGGATCGCGTCTTGCGTCGCCAGCGTGCGGGTGAGCTCCTTGCGGCGCTCCTCCTCCGCCTGCTTCGCCTGAAGCGACGCGAGGCGCGCGCTTTCTTCGATCTGCTGGCGCTCCACGTTGGCGGCGGCGCGGCCCTGAAGCCCACCGACAAGCCCCGCGCCAGCCGAGGCGACGGAGGCGAGGGCCGACATGATGGCGAGCGTCTCACCCATTGATGTGCACCTCTCGCGTGAGGCCGAGCATCGTCACCTTGCCCGGCGCGGTATTGGTGATGTCCACCTGCGCCTCGCGCGAGATGCCCAGCGTTCTGATGTCGAGCAGGCCTGAGGCAGTCGGCGCGGGGCTGGCCACGTCATCGCCTTGGAAGGTGAGCAGGATGTCCTTGCCCTGCACGCGGAAGGACGCCGCGCGCGAGACATGCACGATGACGCGGATCAGGCGCTTCCAGAGGCCACGCGCGGCGCCATCCTGAAGGTCGAAGTCGATGGGCATGGGGCGGATGAGGAACGGCGCGAACAGCCCGGCCTCGAGCTGATCGACCGCCGGCACGCTGGGCGGCAGGTTGATCGCGCCGCCTGGCGTGACCGTCACGGTGCCGAGCACATGGCCGCGACTGACGCACCACACGGTTTCGCCGGCCAAATGATGGAACCCCGCCCATGTCCGCGTGGGCACGGGTGCGGTCGCGATGCGGGCAGCGTCAAGGTCGGCGGCGGCATCATCGAACCGTTCGAGGAACTGCACGCTGGCGCCGCCGATGGTGCGCGCGACCAGCGCGAAGATGTCGCCGCGCACCGTGGCGATCGAGCGGATCAGCCCGGGCGTGGCCCATTCATACCAGCCCGCAATCTTCTCGGCGCGGATTGAGTGGAACACGGCCAGCCGCCCGGCGGCGCCGAGGTAGAGGCCGAGACGCTCCGCCACCGCGCCGGAGCCGTCATAGGCCGAGGCCGCGAAAGGCTGGTCGATCAGGTGTTCGGCGGCGAGCGACACGGCATCCACGGTGTAGCTGTCGACCGTCTCGCTCCACACCATCTCGCGCACGACGCGCCCGTTCTGGTCGAGGTAGAGGATGCCTTCGTCCAGCCGGATCGGCGGCGTCCATGCCGCGCCGATGTTGCTCACCTGCCGGAAGGCGATGTTGCCGGGCGTGATCGGCTGGCTGCCCGAGGTCGGCACGAACCACACGCCGCTGTCGCCGAGCACGATCAGGCGCTCGGCCCCGACAAGGTGGCGTATCTGGGTGATCTGCCCGCCCGCGATGCTTTCGGCGATCGCCTCGTTGTCGAGTGCGGTGCCAAGGTCGAAGTTGAAGAACGCGCCGACGCGCGAGAGCCAGACGCCGGTAGGCTTGGCGCGCGAGCCGGCGAGGGCGAGGCGGGCGTCGATGAACGTTCCGGTCGCCGGCCAGCCGCGCACGGGGCTGAACGCGGCCTCGTCCCAATCGGCCGTGGCGGCGGTTCCGGTCAGTGCCTCGATGACGGTGGCGGTGGCGGTGGTGGCGTTCGTCACGGCCGCGATCTGCACCTGCCGCTTGGCCAGGCGGAACCGCACACCGACATGCCCGGCCTCGAACGTCGCGGCCGAGGCGGTGAGCGTGATCGTGCCGGTGGTGGCCGATGGCGCGAGCGTGACGCCCGGCGCGGCGAAGCGCTCGAACGGGATCAGCAGCCGATTGATGCTGTCCGTCTCGAACGCAAAGGCCGCGCGCGAGAAGGTGGTGGCGGAGGTGCGCCTGACCACCTGCGGCGGCATGTCCGGGTGGAACAGGAACGTGGTGTCGCCATCGGTGGTGAAGGCGATGCGCTCGAGCATCGCCGCGGTCCACGGTGCGCCGGTGATGGGCGTTCCTGCCGTGCCATCGGCGAGGAACACCTCGGCCCGCCCATCGGACAGGATGAAAACATATCGCTGCGTCTCGGAGAACACGAACGGGATCAGCCGCGCCGGGCTATGGGGCACGGTAGCAACGAAGCGCATGCCCGGGCGCGTGTCGTTCGCCCCGGTCGCGCGCGGCCGGCGGTTGCGCAGCCTCGCGGCGCCGTTGCGATACAGCGCGATGTCGCTGCGCGCTTCGAGGAGCTCGGAGAACTCGCCGGCCACGAAGCTCGACTGTGCCACCCGCGCGCGCGGCATCAGTGCCGCACGCTGATGAAGCGCGAGGGCGCGAGGCGGCGGGTGCTCTGCTGCTGGCTGTCGGCCAGCCGCGCCATGGCCCAGGTGCGCTCGAGGCGGCGGCCGAGCGTATCGGCGAGCTGCTGGTCCCGCGCGATCGAGAGAGCGAACAGGTGGGCGAGCTCGGCCGCGACGGCGTTGGCGAAGTAGGGGGGCCATCGGCTTTCGTCAGGCCGGAAACAGTAATCGGCCACGAGGTCGCCCTCACGATCGGTGAACAGCTTGTCGCCGTAGCGGTCGAACCGGATCAGGGTTCCCTGGTCGGTCACGGCGTTAATCAGCAGCGCATCGGGCGGCGCCTGCCAGGCGAATTGCCACCGCGCCTCGGGCGTGGCCACCAGCCGGTTCAACGTCACCTGCGCGGTGGCGAAGCGCCAGCGGTGCTCGGTGAGCTTCGCGGTCACGAGGGCCTCGTATTCCTCGGCCGCGACGGCGGCCTCGGTCGAGCCTTCGGTGAAGCTGGCGATCTTGTTGGCGCCGACGCGGACCAAGGCACGGTTGGTGATGTCGATCGCGGTCTGCGTCATGGGCTCCCTCGCGGAGCATGCCGGCAGGGCCAGAGGCCCCGCCGGCGCTCAGGCGTCAGTCGGTGTCGGTGGTCGCGATCGGCGCGCCATCGGTGAGGTCGATCGCACCGGCCGCGTTCTGGTTGATCATCGCGAAGGAGTGCACCGGGGTGGTGCCGACGCCCGAGATGATGATCAGCAGGGAGTTGAGCGGCAGCATGTTGATCGCCGGCAGGAAATAGTTGGCCGTGTTCACGTTGGCGATCGTGTCGGTGGTGACGTAGGTCGCCAGCACCGGGGCGGGCTGCCCGTCGATCGCGGGCGCGAGCTCGCAGATCACGCGGATGTTGCGGGAGGAGTAAGGCATGGCTCAGTCTCCTTCGTTGCGGGGAGGGGCCGAAGCCCCTCCGCCGCGGCGGCGCCGATCAGGCGCCTTCGTTGATGGTGCGGGTGACGACGCCCGCCGCGTCGATCAGCGTGGCGCCCTGGCTCATCATGTTGTTGACGAACCAGGCCGCACGGTCGCCGTGCCAGGTGATGTCGGTCGTGACATCGGCGCCGACGGCATGACCCACGGCGGTCTTGTGGTAGACGTGGCACTCGCGCGCGCCGGCACCGCCGGTGAGCCCGGTGTGGGGCATCCAGATGGCGCCGGCCCACTCCTTGGGTTGGCCAAAGGCCGTCTTGAACGGCATGTCGGCGCCGACGAAATCGGAGCTCGCGAACTGCGGCAGGGACATCAGCCGCGCCCAGACCGGCCACGACACGAGGCCGAACACCATGCCGAGCTGCATGTTCACGTCACGCGCGCCGAGGGCCGCGACCCAGTTGGTGAGCACGTCGAGGGTCAGCGCCGTGAGGTTCACCGGCGTGCCGGTTTCGGCCGCGTTGAGCGCGGTGATGATCATGTCATCGGTGCGGCGGCCAAGGGCATAGGCGCCGGCGTTGACGACGGCCGCGCGCTCGTCATGCGCGATCTTCAGCTCATCGAGCTTGTCGATCCAGTCGCCCGCATACCAGTCACCGAGGATGCACTCGATGGGCACGTGGTCGATGTTCATGGGGTTGACGATGCCGTGCCGCGTTTTCTGCGTCGCGACGCCGGAGCCGATGCGCTGCCAGGTGGTCGATGCGCCGACGATGCCGTTCTTGACGCGGACGGTGTTGCGCAGCAGCGAGCCCTGCCGCTGGTAGGCCTCATGAACTTCGCGCTCGAACTGTCGAACGAAGCTCGCCTCGATGACGTGTGCCATTGTCGGAACTCCTGATGGGTTTCTACGCCGTCAGGTCCGGGTGTCCGCGTGCTCCGCCGCTCTCGGGTATCCGCTTTCGCAGGCCGCGCGCGCGTCCGTCAGGCCGAAACCAGCCGTCCCGCCCTGCATGGCGGAACGGCTGGGGGGGGCGCAATGTCGTGCGGCGAATACCTCACGCGCCGGGCACGGCCGCGCCATCATCGGCGGCGTAGCCCGTGGCCTGCCGCCGGCGGCGCGTTTCCGCCGTGACGCGGCGGAGCTCGTCGGCCAGGGCCTCGGCATGCACCTCGGCAAGCCAGAACGCCTCGCGCCCGTCGATATAGACACGCACGCAGGCATTGAGCGGCATCGGTTCGAGCCGGATTTCGCCGCGCGAGCAGGTGGGCGGCCCCATCACGCCACGTTCACCGTGCCGGGGTAGAGCCGCTTGAAGCCTTCCGTGACCTTGGCGATGAAATCGCGGTCGTGGTCGCGCCAGTAGCGCGGATCACGCATCATCTGGCGGAGGCCTTCCTCGGTGGTGGTGTCACCACCCTGCACGCCCTTGCTGAAGCCGGGGCCGGCGGCGGCGCCGAGCAGACGTTCGAGCGCCTGCACCTGTTCTGGCGTCGAGACGAAGGCATCGAACAGCGCGGCCTGTTCGCCGAGCGCGGCCTCGAGCTTGCCCCACACATGGGCGACACGCTGGACGCCGTTCTCGCCCAACGCGGTGTAGAAGGCCCGCTTCTCGGCCTCGAGCTCGGCGGGGGTCTTGACCGCGGCGGCCTGGGCGGCGGCGAACTTCGCCACGCCTTTCAGGAACGCATCCTGCGGAAGCTCGAGGTCATGCGCGATCTCCCGCCACATGCCCAGCATGGGGTGATCGTCCTGAAGGACGAAGTATCGCTTTCCGGGCTCGGGCGTGAAGTCATCGCCCGGCGGCTTGTCGAGCACCACGACACCAGGCGGCAGCGCCTCCGGCACGGCCAGGGCGTAGCCCTCCGGCTTCTCGGGCACGGCGCCCTTGCGGGCGGCGTCGAGCTCGGCCTTCACCTGCTCGGTGATCTCGCCGCGCACCGCCTCGGCATAGGCGGTCTTGCCCTGGGCGAAGCGTTGCCCGATCTCTTCCCGCTCCTTCCACAGTCGCTCGACATCGACGGCGCCGATGTCGGGCTTCCAGTAATCATCGGGCAGAAAGTCAGGCTTGGCGGCGGCGGGCTTGGCCGCTGCGTCAGGCGCCGCCGTCTGTGCGGCCGGCGCCGTCGCCGGCGGCGGCGCCGCGGGCTCGGTTGGCTCTGGCATCGTCCATCCTCTGCATGATGGTGGCGACAAGCTCGCGCTTG